CAACCTTAACAGGTGCTGATTGCAGGCTAGACTTAAAGGCTGGTGCTACTTTTGCCATTTATTTTCTCCTATAGGTTTTGTTTTTCTCACTCGTAACGTTAGGCGGGTGAGCGTCTGGCTACATTCGCAGATAATTGCGGTGAGCCAGAAGACGAAAGTCCTGCAAGTAGATTTTGCAGTGCAGATGATTTTGCACCTTGCGGTGGTTGTGGCATACCTTGCGGCATTCCTTGCGGAGTAGGTTCCCCGCCAGGAGCCTCGCCTGGTTGACCAGGGGCTGCAACTTGCGGGGAGACTTGTTGTGCAAAGGCTTGAGCCAAAACATCTTCAATAGCATCGCCATTTTGACGACCTTTAATTGCGGCAGCGAGTGCTACAATTGCTTTTGTTGGATCTTGTCCTTGCATTGCCATTTGAGGAATTGCATTTGCGTATGATGCAACTGCTTGCATGAGTGAATCACGCAGTTCTTCAACTTCAACTTTTTCTTCTTCTTGGGTAACGTTCATATCCCAAGGCATCTGACGACGCAAAAAGTCGCGGCTAATTAACTTATCTCCACGAGCCTGTAAACCAAATACTAATGCGCGGTTTGGATCTAGACCCGCCATCATTCCGTAACTTACATCACACCAGTAATCACCATCAATATCTTTTTTAGGTGTGTAGGTAATTTCGTAAGGTGCGCCAGCGGTTACGCCGCGTACTTCCTTTTCAACATCACCAAATAATTGTTCATCCATTTTAAAGCATAGGCGCATGACATGACGGAATGTGTCAGCCAATACTGCTTGTGCTGTTTTGACTTGTGTGTCAAAGCCGCCCATAAGTGCTTCTACACCACGGCCTGTAACGATAGAACCTGATTGCTGTCCTAGACGACCTTGTGGGTAACGTGAGCCTACACGAAGTTCTTGATCTAATTCGCTAGTCTCTTGAAATATTCCATTAGGAATCTCAAGGCCAACACGACGAATCTTTTCTGGATTGGCAGAGCGGATAGTTGCATCTGGACCAATCTCAATAACGTTTACATCTGAAGGCAAAGCAAAAGGAGCCTGTACAGACTTTTGTGCCGCTTCAAGTTGAAATGTTGCCATACGTGCGCGAGCAACTTGTACCCACATGATATCGTCAAATTGTCCACGTTGGTTTTCATCAGAGTCAACGCCAGGACGAATAGCAATAGCAATTGGTAGTTCATCAAGAAGATTCTTAGCACGCTCAAGAACAAGGTTGCCCTTTTCAGGAACAAACAAAACTAGTTCTTCTTTGTCCTGATAGCGATAAACTTCAAGGATACGCTCAGAATTGCGACTCTCGTATTGTGTACGGATTTGTGATTCGTACTCAGGAAAATCATTGATAAGTTCGCGTACTGTTTTTTGGTAGCGCTTGGTGTATGAGAGCAACTTGCCAAAACGGTCAAATTCAGGATAGGCATTCATTGGGTTGTCAATGCGAATCATTGGACGATTGTTTTCATAATCAGGCTCAATGATGAAAGGCAACATACCAAAGGTAAGGTAACGATCAGCACCTGTATACATCATGGTCTGAAGGTTGCAAGAGTCGCGGTAGCCAGCAACAATCATGGTGCGCTTATCGGCACGCTTTCTTGCACGATCTGAAATAGAATCTGTTGTGTCGCAGTTAAAGGCAGGAAGTGGGGCAATAACTTCCGCTACATCGCGGGCAGCCACATCAATAAAGTTTGCCACCATAGGCTTTGGATATTCTTCGGAGAATGCGCCAGGAAATACCTGTTGAATGTCGCCTTGGCGAATAGCCATAAGGTCAGAGTAGCGAGCGTCACGAGTATGGAATCTATCTCGTAACTTGCGCACCTTGACGCTAAGTACATCAATATCTATTGCCACTTATGTATCCCCCGTTAGCCGCAAGTTTTTCTTGCGTGCGTTGCCATTCTTCTAAGTTAATAACCTTGCGGTTCATTGTCTGATAGCGTGAAGCAAATGGATTCTTCACGAATGATCCGCCGTAAGCGCCTGACTGATTGATATAGTCACGCATCTGAGTCTCTGCAAACCAGAGGGCCATTGGACCGTCTTGCTTATTCTTTGTTCCTGCTGACCAAGTAATCAATTGCTCAATCAGTGCCTTGATATGTTCGTTGTCGGCTCGTGGCAATTCCAGAAGATTATTCTTCATGTATTTGCCCTGGTTGTCGCACGAGCCGAATAGTGGCGCCATAGAGGCAACACCGAATTCAAGATCCATTTTGTTGGAACCTGTATAGTGCTGCACGAGGCGAATACCGCGTGTTGCTAAAAAGTTGTTGATTTGTTCGTCTTGAGTCAAGAATAACTGGAAAGCATTCTTCTCAATAACCCAGACCTTTGGATTGTATTTCTCAGTCCAAGTAAAAATTAAGTCACGAATCTGTTGAGGCGTAGGTGCTGGCATCCGTGATGCCTCTAGCAAGTAACGCTTGCCTGTGGTTCTATCTCCTGAGATAATGACAGAGAAGGTGTCACCAGACATGGCTGGATCCATAGCAGCGACAATATATTGCGATTGGATATTGCCAGGATGTCCTGGTGCGCCAGGGATGATAGGGCCAATAGCACGCATACCGCTGACAGAACCGCGTACACATTCAGGTGAGAAGATGGCAGTAGACTCAACATCTTGCTGCTGATAAACCATTGCCCATGTCTTTGGGTCAATCAAACCGCGACGGCGGCGAAGATGCGGTCCACTCCAGCGCGGATATAATCCGTCTTCATCTGCTGGGGTTTCATCAGTATCCCAAGGACGATCTGATTTAGGCCAGAGGGTAATCCAGTCTTTTGGATCATCTTTAAATTCTAAAACTGCTGGCATAGCCAAATATGTCCAAGGGCTGACGTTATCTGGGTAACGCTCAGGGTTGCGCATCTCGCGGTAAAGATCCATTGGATCTACACGAGTACCGACAACAAGAATCTTTCCAGTAGGACCGACACGAGTCAGTACTTCCTGTTGAATCCAGCGGATCTGCTTTTCATACTCACCAGCGTTGGCAAGGGTGACACAGTCATCCAAAATAATAAGATCGGCACGTGCGCCGTAGATCTGTCCACCGATACCAAGGGCTTGGACGGTAGGATCCTTTTCACCTGATTCACGTTCTAGGTAGATCGTGTCGGCTGTCCACTTTTCAGCGGTGGCTTTAAAGCCTTCCACTGGCGCGTAGCGTCTTTGAAGTTCTGCCCATTGGGGTGATGTGAGTCTTTGCTTAATGGCGTAAAGGAATTCTTTAGCCATTGCCTGAGTCTTTGAAACCAACTTGATACGAACGTTAGGATTGGTGACAATCCGATAGGTTACATAGTCAATGGAGACTGTCATGCTCTTGGCGTGTTCGGGCGGCATATTGACCAGGACGTAATTAGGAAATCCCTTTTCGTAGGTCATATTGCCGTGAAGCCAAGCAGGCTCCCCTTCTTCTAGCAACGAGGTAATGTTGCGTTGATGGGGGAAGGTCTTGCTCATCATATACTTCTCGCGAAAGTCTTCAAACGAGATTTCGGCGTCTTCAGTACTTACGACGCCTTTTCTTTTTTGGATGACCCTAGAAAGGTCAATCGCCTCTTTAAACTGAGGATCGGACGTTCTGTAATACTCGTATGACTTGACGCTCTTGCCGACTGCGCGGCAAGCGTCTTCCACCGTCACTCCATCGGCAATCAGCGCGATGAGACGCTTCTTTGCCTCTGGAGCGGATAAGGTAGCCTCTGGGGCTAACTTATACGCATTAGACTTTGGTTTAGCCATAAACCTATTTCTCCTACCGCGAAGCGTTGCCTATGGGCAACACTTGGGTTATCTTTAGGGGGCGCCTGCAGCGCCTAACCCTATGGGTTAAAGGCAGCCCGTAAAGGCTGCCATTGGGTAGTTAGTAGTTCGTCTCAGCGGCAACCTCGCTGTGAGGCTCGGTGTGCCTAGAGCCGAACGTAACCTGTGTAGATTATTTATATCCCTATATATACTAAGGCGGGATAAAGTCGGTTTATCCCTACTTGGGGTGTGTGATGTTCGTCACACTGTCTAAAGTCAGTATTTTACGCTTACTTTGTAAAAAAGATTTTTGTCACATTGTTCGTTTTGGGTGCCTATATTTAGAAAAAATACTTTGGTGGATAGTAATAGTGATACACCCCCACAGTTAAAAACCCTCGGGTTGAACGTGTGGCGAAACGGGTTTGGAATTGTAGATTTAACGCCAGCGCAATCGCACGGCATAAGACGGCAAGAATTGGCGGGCGATTAACGGGACTTTGATCGTCTTGTGTAGGGATTAAAGTGGCATAATCGGGCGAACTTGGGGCATTGCGGGGTGTTGTGAGAGGAATGCGGGGGGACTATAAATCTGACCCATTAGCAGACAACTCAACCCATAACCGCACAGATTCAACCCATAAGCAGCCATAACCTGGACCGATAGCGCCAGGATCTGAATCCAGGATCTGCTGCCGGTATCTCATTATGTGAGACGCAACTGGTCCAGGATTTGATTCAATAAAGTGATGCAACTCACGGCGCGTCGGGTATTGACACGGCCCTGCCACGCGTGTATCTTTCACTTATCAGCGCAAGGCTGATACCTATGGAAGGGTAATAACATGAATAATGAATTTAGATTCCCAGCGTGGGTTTGCGAAACTCACACGCGCGAACTTGATGACCTAATCACTTCTGGTGAAATTTCAGAAGCACGAGAAGTTTGGGAGAATAATCGTCGCAACTGGAGCAACTTCTGCTTAGACTGCGTAGAATTAAGCAAGGCTGAAGATATAAGATTGGGACTGAAGTGAAACACTCACGCAACTATTACCGCGTGCGCACTGGCGTGCGCATCCTATTCTGTGCCGCAGTCGCAGTCTCCATCTGGATGCTGGCCACGCATATATGGTGGACGGGCAGCGGCTGGACCTGGACTGCAACTGATCCGCTTCTGCACTGATTCTGGACTATGGTCCAGGGGCTTGGTACCCTGGATCTTAGCCTAGCATCCTGCTAGGACTTTACTCATGGAAGGGTAATTCAATTATGACAACTACAACTGCAACGCGTTACCGCTGGGACTTTGATCTAAGCAACTCCTGCCAGTGTCGCATCTGTGACGCATGCGGGATGGGTACAGAATCAGAATCATGCGATGAATGCCAGAATGAAACTCGCGCCACTAATAACTGTGATGGCTTCTGTTATGACTATAAACTGGAATGGTTGGATGAGATGGTCCAGGAATGGTCCAAGAATGTCGGACGTGATTATCTAGTAGTTCACGGTTCAGCCATGGGATGGCAGCGTCTAAGCGGACATACTGACCCAATTCAAGCCACTGGCAAGGAATTACTGAAGGCTTTGACATTCAGCGGGGACTGGAGTCTTGAATTCAAATTAGACGAGAATAATCTCATGACTATCCGCCGCTCGTCTCATGATGAGCCAACTGGAGCCAGTTTCTACGTGACTCCTGCAGAGTACGATCCAGAAGAAGAATAGAATCTCACTGCTGCGCATGGCTGGTCCGTGCGTAGTGGTGAGTGGCTATCCTGCCACTCAGTTAACCCTTGGAAGGGGAATAGAATGACAACTATACATGCAGGAGATAGGACTAGCGACTGCACAGAGTGTGCTGCTAATGACTATCTAAATGAAATAATCACAGAGGAGAATCTGGATCCTAATATCTACGAGTCAGCACTGACTTCCTGGGTCGCTAATGCTCCCGATTACTATAAGTGGGAAGACTGGCAGGAATGGTATCCAGACTTTGAAGAATCATTTCAAGGTTGGTACGAGCAGACGACTGACTTCACTGAGCAATTAGCAGAAGACTACTTTCTCTTAGATACTGATTCTCCGCTGCGTCTGTACTTTGATTATCAGAAGTGGGATAGAGACTGCTTCATGGGAGATTATTGGGAATCTAACGGTAATATCTTTAGGAGCATCTAATGAATCATAAGCATGAACCGTGGGGGACTGAATATAGACTCGTGGACCGTGAAGACTATGCGATGGTATCTGCCAGATGCTTATGCGGCGTCTGGCTAATTAGAGAAACTGCGCCAGTAGGCGCACGTTACAACTGGGAAGAATGGAGAGTGACTGCATGAGTACCCAAGGCCGCTTGGCATATTGGAAGGCTAAGTCCGCACTATGCGAGAAGTTATTCTATGAGCAGGTGCAGGATAAAGAATTACAGGATGAAGCAGTAGAGAATCTGGCCCGCATGATCCTGGCGAATCGTGAAGTGGAAAGACTGCAGACTCCAGACTTCCCGTCATGGCTCTAAATCGCCAGTCCTGCTATCAGCACGATCTGCACGCGGGTGAGTGGGTTACCACTTGCCCGTGCTGCAGTGCAGTCATATACACGCTGACACTGCGGGAAGCACTGTATCAATTCCTCAAACACACCCGCACGCAGTGCCTTAACGGGTACTAACTACGCCCCCGCAAACGCTATTGGCAGCGTGTCGGCTATTGACTTTCAACCAAATTTAATAAATACTCCTACTACCGCCCGCGTAATCGCACGGGCAACTCTGAAAGG